CAAAAAACTTATCACCATAACTTGTAGCCAGTTTGGCCTGCTCTTTGTACTTAATATAGGTTTTGACAAATGGATCTTTACTGTGTACGTATAAATTTTTACCGTTCACATCTTCCACGTCTAGCCCGTATGTTCTAAATACATCTAGCACTTGTTTAGGTGATGACCATTTAACATTTACCTTTCTTAACTCTTCTATAGATACAAATAAATCACCTTGCACATAATCATCTACAAACTTATTAAGTTTTAGATTAGATTCTATGTATGCATCTAGTGCAAAAGACATAAGTCTAACCTCATTAGCTGCATGTTTTGCAAGCTTACTCCAGTTATTTTTGTCTAGTCCAATGCCATTATACTCAATATCTGCATAAGCAAGTGCTGCACTGTTCTCAAGGTCTACTGTATGTATAAGGTTGTGTTGTATAACTGTAACTGTTTGATTATGATACAGTTCTATAAGATATTCTACATCTTTAGCACCATATGTTATCTCTGATTCAGTAAATTCATCACTACCTTTATTGATAAAATTAGATCTTACAGACTTATCCATAATTATATCTAGCTCTCTTTCAAGAACATTAAGTAAACTATGTGACATCTGTTTACCACAATGTATAACCTGTGAAGTTAGCATAGTATCCCACACATTATTAAGTCTAATATTATGTTTCATAATAAACTTGTAATCAAACTTAACATTGTGTAGTATCTTGATTATCTCAAGGTCCTCTAGTATAAACTTAAGAGGTGCTATGCTTACATATCTTGTATCAATAACAAACTGCATATCTTTATCACCTATCTGAAACATAATCATTGTATCATCTATGTGATTTAAACCTGTAGTTTCTGTATCAACAGCTAGCACAGTCTTATCGCTGCAATAATTTACAACGTCTTGCATGGTTGCTATATCACAGCAATCAAGAAGTTTTGGATTTCCTACGAACTTTATCATTTAAGTCTTTATTTAAGATTCTTAATATATTATCCATCTTTCTTACTGTCCATAACTTGTTGCATTTGCTTTTCGTTATTGTCATGAAACGTGAAAGAATATGTATTTGTCTTACAGAAACTTCTAAGTTCTTCTCTGATTTCTTGTTTGAGTTTTGCTCTACCATACCAATCTATTTTATTTAGTAAATGGAGATCAAGTTTATCAAATAATTCTGTAATAAACAAATTATCTCTCATAGTTAATTGAAAGTCTAGAAAAGAAAGAAGCGTGAAATAATCACGCCTCTTTTCTTCTGGTAACTCGTTGACAAACAATGTCATACGAGTTATAAATTCCTTATTGCTTTCCATTTAACTGATGTACAATTTTATGTGGTTTAGGGGCAGTCTTTTTTGGTCTACCTCTTTTAGCTTTTGGTTTGTTTACTTTGTTGTCTAAAGTGTCAAGTTTAAGTTTGTTACTACGTGTACGAGTTGCACAATCTCTTAAACCTTCTTCCATATTATGCATATCTGTGTTGTTTGACATGCACCATAAGAATGTATATATTGCTGTAACGTTTGCTATAATCGCTAATACTAAAGTTATTGTTGTCATTTTTATTTATTTATTTCAGTTTTAAAATAGAGAGCACTGGTTGTTACACCAGCACTCTCATTTAACTTAGACTTACTACAATCTAATTTAATCTGCTAACTCGTTAGACATCATTGCTACAAGTGGGTCAGCTGTAGTTACAGCACCTGCTTCTTTAGATCCATCACTTTGGATGAATGTATCAAATGACTCTTCGTGTTCAGCTATTTTAGTTTCACACTGCCAATAGACAGGCTGACCCTCTTTACACATCACTTCTTTAGTAGAAGGATTCTGCTTAGGGTTGTGTCCATCATATGATGGGTTAAGTGATTCAGTTATAAATAAATCTACAACTGGAAACGCTTCTGGAAATAACTCACCTGGACGAGTAGATATTTCTATATCACTCACTCTTGTCAAGTGGTTATTGAATAGATTATCTCCATCAATAGTCATTTCTTGTTTAGGAGAGCTTACTATGTTACCCAATGTAACAGCATCAAAGTCATAACCATATGCTTCAAGGAAATTAATGTCAACTGGAAACCAGTCTACATATTTCTTAGCTCTTCCGCCTAAAGACATGTTTAATAAGCTGCCATCACTTGCAACTGCTTGTTCTTTTCTTAATTCAAGTTGAACTACTTGCTTGTTTGCTGTACTTCGTACACGCTCGATTCTGATTTCTGGATTTTTCTCCATTTTACTTGTTGTTTAAATAATTAATTAATAGTTGTTGTTTATGCTTATGCATAGTAAAGCACGCAGGAATCGAACCTGCACTTGTACCATATGCTTTGAAAATAAGTACAACATTCACCGATATAGTTCTTTAACAGAGCATCATTGCACGGCTTTCACTAAGTTGTACTTATTGTGTTATTTAAGTTTTCCTAAATTTACTTTCTCTTTGACCCAATATTGTACAGACATGTCAAGATACTTGTCTAATTTATTGGCTACTATACTAAATCTATCACCAGGGCTGATACCTTCAGTGTATGCGTACTTTTTAAATGCTTCTATTACTTTTGCTCTAGTATTATTATCAGCATATACAAGTTCGTCATTACGTTTAACAAGCTCTTTGTTTCTACTAAACAACTCGTTATTTATATCTTCAAATCTTTCGTTTGATTTTTCAAGCTCTTCATTACGAGTTTGTAAGTCATCAACTACATCTTCAAGTCTTTTAGATTGACTAATTTTATCACCAAGTTCTTCGTATACTTTTAAGAACTCTTCTACGTTCATATCACCTGCTTCTTGGCAGATTGCGTTAAGCTTTAGATATATCTTATGATGTATCTTGAATAAATGTTCTTCCATGATTAGTTATGTATTAGGTTTGTAGTAAGTAAAAAATAGCTAGGATGGTTACCTTTACAAGACATTTAATTCTCGACCTAGCCTCGTTGAACTTTCCTGCAAGCTTTTCGTACTTGTTCAACATGTAATATTTGCTTATGAACAGAACATAAGACTACATATAGTAACTCGTCAGTTACTCACGTGTAATGTTAAACACTTTGTACGGCATTGCGCATCTGTCTACAGAGTGAACGCTACCAATATTGATAGCGCTCAACTGTTTTCCAATTAGGGTTAGCTTTATCTAACCACTGTTCATGAGTTAATATAAGTGTATTACCTAAAAATGGATTCTTCCCCTGAAGATCATCCATAGTTCTAAAAGTGCCAATGTCTTCATTCTTTTCATCAATGAATGTATACTTAGACCACATATGATTACCAGTAATATGTAGACGGCAAGAATTATTGTTCTCTCCTAGTCTATACTTTTTGTATAACTCCATAGTGATTGCACTATCTGTTCCTGTCAGACTTCTTGTTGATTCTGTTTCATCAATGTCTGTTCTTATTATCAGTAACTTCATAATTAGCTATATGTTATAATGTAATGGATTAGTGTATTAGTGGATTATAAGGGAATATGTGTGGATATGAACAGGCAAGCAGTTATGTATGCACAACAGATCACACACAACGGATACTAACAGGCACAAACAAAAAAGAAAGAGCACGAAGTGCTCTGTTCTTTTACTTCTTCCACTTAGGAACGCCGTCGGTGATGCTCTCGATGTCCTTAGACAAATCTGCACCAACCACAATATCAGGACGTGGCTTGTCGGTACGAAGAAAGGTTGTCGAAGATTTATCGGAGACAGCCGTCTTCTTACCTAACAAGTTACGAACTGTTGAACCTTGAACGCCTATTGTAGACGCATCTGTCTCGTGCTTAACCCAAAATACTTTAATCATTGTAGTAAGTTTTAATTGTTTATGGGGGGACTTTCCCGCCAAAATATACAGGGGGTGATGAATTATAAGTGGTATACGAAAGCATTTCTGCACAAAATTTTTATTTTAAAAATAAAGTAGTATATTGCGCCTGTGTGTTTTGATTGATTTTTCAATTGATTTGGTTAGGATCCCTCTTTTTTTAGAGGGATCTTTTTTTATGTAAAAAATTTTTATTACGTTTGCATCCTGGGTTACCGAACTAGCACTTCAATCAGAAACGGTTGTTGGAACAGATAAGCGTTCCTCGTATGATGTTTGAAGGTTGTACCATCAATGACCTTCCCAATTGAAAAACTAGTGGCGTTTCAATTTGGTTTTGTTTTGGCCACTTTTGTTTTAACAATTAAGTGTGAGATATGAGGAACGAAAAAGATCCAAAAGAACAAGCAAAAATAATATGGGAATCCTGGATTATGGATTCTACAATAGAAGAAGAGTGTGAATATGAAGGAGAAGGAGAAGAGGATTGATGCTATGCATTTATTTACAGAATTAAACAAGTTCAATGATGTGGTGTTTACAGAAAAGGGGCACACATATACCGTGGGGGGTAAACAAGCTACATCTGTAACTACATTCATTGGACAATTTAAAGAACCTTTTGAGAGAGACTTTTGGGCAGCACGTTCTGCAGAGAAAGAGAATGTAGAACTACAAGATATTCTAGATAAGTGGGATTCGATCAGTTTACGTGCATGTAATAAAGGTAGTAAATTTCACGCATTTGCGGAAAACTACATTAATAATAAGATACTCACTAATGTAACATATGACTTTGATATAGATATAAAAGCGTATGACAAAATTGAATCCCACTTTTTAGAATTTTATGAAGAATCAAAAGAAAATCTTATACCTATTCGCTCTGAGTTGTGCGTTGGTTCTCGCGATCTTGGGATATGCGGTATGGTTGACCAGCTCTACTATTCAAATACTCTTGGAGGGCTGGTTATATTTGATTGGAAGACAAACAAAAGAATGACTTATAAAAGCAGGTACCAAAAAAAGATGCTTGGGCCTGTATCTCACCTAGACGAGTGTGAATTTTCTACATACTCTTTACAACTTTCATTATACAGATACATAATAGAATACGAAACAAACCTTAAAATAAACGATTGTTTTATAGTTTGGTTTAACGAAAAGAATGACACTTACAAGCTTATAAAGTGTGAGGATTATAGAAAAGAGATTATAGATATGTTACATTATAATTAATTTTATTATATTTGTCGCATGACAATACCAATTAACAGTGACATGCCTAAATCTATGAAGGCGTACTTACATATTTTAAATCCTATTTTAAAATTAAAAGATAAGGAAATAGAAGTTCTTTCTAGCTTCTTATCTATATGGTTGTCTAATAGAGATAATGTAAATTTAAATAAAATGTTATTCTCCACTCCAGTTAGAAAATTAGTTAGAAAACAAATAGGTATGTCCGAAGCTTCTTTTAATAATCATATAACTATGCTTAGAAAAAAGAATATGATTATGGAAAAAAGAATAAATCCTAATATTCTAAAAGGAATTAAGGAAAATGGAGTAGAAGTAACTTATAAGTTAACGTGGACAAAATAATTAAAAAACTAGCTGAAAAGTACAATATTAGTGAATTTAAAACTGATTTAATTGTTAAGTCTCAATTTAAAGTTTTAAAAAACTGTATAGAAGAAGGCAGTTTTAAAGCAGTTCGGTTAAAACATCTAGGAATGTTTACAGTTAAAAAGAATAGGTTTAATTATTATAAAAATGGCAGAAGAAGAAAAAAAGGAGACTAACACACCAGCATCTAAACTATCAGAGATATTTAATGGATGGAAAAATGTAGTGTTCCCAAATGAGCATGTAGAACAAATAGCAAAAGCAAGAGCTAGTATATGTGCTGGATGTGAGTTTAATGTTAGAAATAGATGTACAAAATGTGGATGTCCGTTAATTGCAAAGACAAGATCTATGCAGTCGCACTGTCCGCTTAAAAAATGGTAACCATGATTAAATACGAACCTTTAGGAAACCACATTGTAGTGGAAATGCCGAATGTGGCGAAGGAAACAGATAGCGGGATTATTAAATCCGAGTCTATGTTAAAAGAAGAAGCAGATAAAAGAGACGGGCATGCTAAAGTAGTAGCAGTTAGTCAAGATGTTAAAAATGTTAAAGTTGGAGATACTGTTGTACCAAAAGGCCAAGGATTTATGGTTATGGTAGATAATATTGAGTATTTCCAAATGAATATGTTTGATGTTCTAGGTATTGTAAAATGATACTAGAAGGATTTGATACAGATGTTAATTTCTGGAAATTACATCCTCAATTAAAAGTCCCCCTCCCGTTTGCTGCTATCTATAAAGATGATAGGAGCAAAACAAAAGGCAAAAGCTCACAGATAATGTGGGCTATTGCTCTTTTAGTAGACCCTGATTCTAAATTTTCTAATATATCATATCCCACTCGAAAAGATATAATTGCTAAAGATCATTTAAAAGATGATAAGTTTAATTGGGACAAATATAAAGAAGCAATGGTATATTACGAAAGATCTTTAGTTAGTCCTGCTAAAAGGCAACTTATGGTGTGGAATAAAAAGATGGATGAAAAAACTTTGTACTTAGATACACTTACCTATGAAGATAATGCGGATACTATCGAAGGATTACTTAAAACAAATGTTAAATTGTTTGAGGATTATGAACGTCTTCTTAAACTCGTGGATAAAGAAACTAACGAAGGTTCTACAAAAGGAGGGGCTGAAGAGTCTGCCTCCGAGAAAGGATTAATATGATTATTAATAAATCATCTTTTTTACTTAACGAGATACCACAGTTTCACCCTTCAAGCGAAGAATACTTATTGTTTTGGAGAGAAGAAAAGAAACGATGTATTGAGGGTTATTGGGTAGGAGGTATATGGATGCCAGGCAATCTTTACTTTTATGTAAACTTCTGGACTATACTCCTTAATAAAACTGCGCACTCTAAAACTAAAACTCCAGGTAAACCATTTCTTAGAGATCTTGAGTGGGAGTTTTTTTATAATTGGGTAGAAGCTCGTGGGTTTTCAGGATTTGAAGATGACAAAGAATTTACTTGTGATAGAGAGTTTACAGGAAAAGAAAACTACGTCCCTGCTGCAGAATACATGCGCAGGACACACAAAAAGAATTTAGGAAGACCTTTATGGAATAATGAAGCTAAAAACTTTATGATGATGGGTAGTCGTGGATTTGGTAAATCATATTCTGTTGCAGGAGGTGTGGCAGGACATGAGTTTGTATTTGATGGAATGAAGTCGTACGAACCCGAACTAATAAAGAATCCTCCGTCTACAGAAATTGTAGTGGGAGCGGGTGACGCTAAATATTCTGGAGATATATTGAAAAAGACACAGTTTGGTTTAGATAACCTACCAGGAGGAATAGAGATTGGAAATAAATTTTTTCCTTCGCCTTTTGCTAAACAGTATAGTGGAAGCTGGTATTCTGGTAAAGAAGTTATTGCAGAATATAAAAAGAAACTTGGAGGTACCTGGAAAGTAATGGGTAGTAAGTCTAAGATTAAGCACAGAACATTTAAAGATAATGCATTTGCAGCCAATGGTACTCGTCCTGCTGTAATGGTGCTTGAGGAGATTGGTATGTTTAATAATCTTAAAGCATCGCACGAAGCCTCTGTAGAATGTATGAAAAACGGTGCATATAAATTTGGAAGCTGTATGTATTTAGGTACAGGTGGTGATATGGAAGGTGGAGGTACTGTAGATGCAAGGGATATGTTCTATAACCCTGATGTTTATGATATGATTTCTTTTGATGACGAATGGGAAGATAAAGGAAAGATTTCTTATTTTGTTCCCGCCTACAGAGGACTTAATCAGTTTAAAGATGATAATGGGAATACTCAAGAAGAACAAGCTAAAGAATATTTAGATAAATTTAGAGAAAATCTAAAGAAAGGTAAAAATGCAAGAAGTGCTTTAGATGCAGAACTTCAAAACAGACCGCTTGTACCTTCTGAAGTATTCCTTACACGTACAGGTAATTTATTTCCTGTAGCAGATCTTTTAACAAGATTAGCAGAACTAGAAGTTTCTAATAAAGAAAGAAACCATGATTATATTGGGGAGTTGTATATGGACACCACTACTAAAAAAGTAAATTGGAAACCAAATGCAAAACTAAAACCTATCTATGATTTTCCTCTTAGAGGAGCAGATGATATATCAGGATGCGTTCTTATATATGAAATGCCTTATGAAGACTCAGAAGGATCAATACCTTATGGCATGTATCTTGCAGGTACTGACCCTTATGATCATGATGAATCTACCACTTCTTCTTTAGGATCTACATTTGTACTTAATAAACTTACAAATCGTATTGTAGCAGAATATACCGGTAGACCAGAAACTGCAAACCAGTATTATGAAAATGTTAGACGTCTACTTAAATTTTACAATGCTAAGTGTTTATATGAGAATGAGCGTAAAGGATTATTCCAATATTTAGAACATAAACACGAAACGTATTTATTGGCGGATCAACCAGAGATAATAAAAGATGTTGTCCAAAATAGCAAGGTACAAAGACAAAAAGGTATGCACATGTCTAAGCCTTTAAAAATTTATGGAGAAGAGCTTATAAAGATGTGGTTATTAGAGCCTAATGATAAAGATGGATTGTTAAATTTACATCGGATAAGAAGTATAGCTCTTTTAAAAGAATTAATATCATACAATAACTTTGGAAACTTTGATAGAGTAATGTCTCTTATGATGGTTATATACCATTTAGAAGAAGTTAAAAAAATTAAAGTGGAAAAAGATATTAAAGTTAAAACAATATATGACCAATCTTTTTGGACTAAACCTTTATACTCTAGAAAGAAAAAAACGTTTTAGCTATAAAATCAATTATTAAAAATCTAATTTTTTAGATTATTATTTGTAGGAAAAATTAAAATTTATATTTTTGTCCTTTAATTCGCGAATTTTAAAAAATATATTAATATGGCAACAGTAAATGTAACATTATCTCTTTCGAGTACAGACTTGTTTGCAAAGCAAACTTTAAGCTTTACCGAAACAGATGTCTTAGCTCCTGCGGGAGATAGTCAAGTAGTTGGAAAACTATACTTGACAGGCAGTGGTACCGAAGATAGCATACATGTAAAAGAAATAGAAGGTACAGGCGACAAAGCTTACTTATACATGAGAAATTTAAGTAGTACAACCGGTGAATACGTAGAAGTATCTAGACGTGCCTCAGCAGTAGGCACAGACTCTACAGCAAATGATTGGTTTTCAGTTTTAGGACCTGGAGAATTTTTATTTATTCCTGTGGCAAACTGTTTATCTGTCGATTTAGAACCAGCTGCAGGTAATCCTACAGTTGAGTATATTTTAATGGAAAAAGCAGCAGGTTAATCTTTAAATAAATAAAAATATGGCAACTTTAAACGCAACATTTAGCATATCAAGTACAGATTTATTTGATAGTGTGAATATATCAAAAACAGTAAGTAAAGCTTTAACAGTTGATGGTGATAACCGTCAAGGTCTTACCGTTGTTAAAACTACAACAACTCGAATGGGAATTGTAGTAGAAGCTTTATCAGGATCTACTGGTGGGGGTAAAAAAGCATATGTATACATTAAAAATTTAGATGCTACAGATAGAATTATAATTGAAGATGATGGTAATGCTATTTTTGCAGATCTAGCTCCAGGTGAATTCTGTTTCTTTCCATCAGCAGATAATACAACTGTACATGTAAAAGCATCTGCTAATACTCCACTTTGTGAATACCTTATTTTAGAAGTAGACTAATTCTATGAGTTACGCTAACTGGAATGGAAATAAAAATTTCCGAGCCACTCTTACCTTAGAGAGTGAAGGAGAACATGCAATTTTTGGTGCAGACACTCCTATACGTAAAAGAACTATTATTGATTGCCCTTACAATGGTAAGGTTATGCAAACTGGTTCTATGAGGTTAACAGGGCAAGGCACTAAAGACAATTTAGCTTTAGCTGCTTTATCAGGTGATAATGATAGAGCTTATTTATATTTATTTAACACTAGCGTTTCTACTTCTAATTCTACGTATGTTAAAGTAGGATTAAGAGCTGCTCATGATACAGACTCTGCGTCTGGAGATTGGTTTGCAACTTTACCTTCTTTTGGCCAATTGTTTATTCCAATTTCGGATATGCAAAGTGTAGATTTAGAAGTTATTGGTAGTTCAACTCCAATCGTAGAATATATGTTACTTCAAAAAGATGCATAATGGCAAAAAAGATAACTTATAGAATTAAGATAGACACAGATGCTCCTCTATTTCAGCCTAATTATCCTTTAAGGATGTCAGCACCTGATGGTAACGAAGGGGTAGAAATGCCGTCAACTAGTGTTACTATAACTGGAGATAATGATCAAAGTTTAACTAGTGTAAAATGCACTACAAGTTATCAAGATCTTAATTCTGCAACTATTGGAGGAACAACTTACGGAGGTAAAGCATGCTGGTGGTACATTAAAAACGCAGAGCCTGGGGGAAGACATATTCCTGAAGGATCAACTACAACGTATCATAGCGCATCATCGGGAGGTTCTACAAGCGGCCCTGCCGCTGAAGGAACAATTACAGATATTATCATAGCTGATGATGGCGCCCAAGTTATTGCAAGATTAGCTCCTGGAGAGTGGATGTGGTTTTGCTCTGGTGATAACACTAAATTACAAGCAAAAACTGCTACAGGATCATGTAAAGTTGAGTACATGTGTTTTCATATGGCCTAAAATAATTATATATGCCACATATAGATTTTCCAAGACAAAAATTAAGTCGTAGAAAGAAAACCCAGAAATGGGGAGAAGAATGTATAGAGTCTGCTTTAGGTTTAATAGGCATCTATGATCACACACGACGTAGCTCTCGTTTTAAGAAAAAACGGAACTATGATCTTTACAATGGAAAATTTGATAAAAAAGATCTAGAGTATGTAACTGATCCTTTAGGATTAGGCGGATCTGCAGAACTACCAGCTACATTACAGTATTATGATGTAGCTTCTCCTATTTTTAATCTTCTTTTAGGTGAAGAAACTAAACGAGCTTTTAGCTACGTAGTTAGATCTGTAAACGAAGAAGCTATTGGTGAGAAAGAAGAGGAGAAGAAAAAAGCAGTGGTTGGTTATTTTGAAGGATTAATGAAGAAGTCTATGGATGCTTTTATGCAAGGGCAGCAGCAACCTTCTAATCCTGAGCAAATGCAGCAGCTTATGGCTGAAGCCCAACAAAATATTCCAGAAGAACTTAAAAGAATTCAAAAATATTTTGATTACGATTTTCAAGATATGAATGAGTCAGTAGCTCACAAACTACTTACATACTTTGAAAAGCAGCAAAATTTAAAAAGCAAATTTAACAAAGGATGGGAAGATGCGCTTATTGCGGGAGAAGAAATTTATTGTATAGAAGAAATTTCTAATGAGCCTGTAGTAAGGAATGTTAACCCTTTAGAGTTTTATTGTTTATTACCACACAACTCAGATTTAGTAGATCATGCAGATATTATTGTAGAAGATACATGGATGTCTGTAAATACTATTATTGATAATTACTATGAAGATTTAACTTCAGCGCAAATAGATAAGCTAGAAAAAGAGCAAGGAAATAGAGCTTCTATGGAAAGCAATAGCTTATTAAACTATCCATCTCAAGAAAAATTATTTATTGAAAATAGAGAAGGAGAAGAAGGTAACATATTTAATTACTACGATCAAGATGGTAATATAAGAGTTACAAAAGTAGTTTGGAAGTCTATGCGTAAGATTGGAAAGTTATCTTATGTAGATGAGTTAGGTATGGCTCAAGAAACAATTGTAACTGAGTCTTATAAAATAGACCAGGAGGCAGGAGAAACAATTGAGTATATGTGGGTAAGTGAGTACTGGGAAGGTACAAAGCTTGGAGAAAATATATACATACACATGCGCCCAAGACCGAATCAATTTAGACATATGGATAACTTATCTGTATGCAGTTCTGGTTATGTTGGTACGGTGTATAATTCAAATAATTCACAATCTGTTTCTTTAATGGACAGATTAGTTCCGTGGATATATTTGTATATAACAATGTGGTATAGACTTGAATTAGCTATTGCGGCTAACCAAGGTAAAATTGCACTTATAGATTTATCTTTAGTTCCTGACGGATGGGAGGTAGAAAAATGGATGTACTATGCACAATCAATGAAGTTTGGTTTTGTAGATTCATTTAACGAAGGTAAGAAAGGGCAGTCCACTGGTAAATTAGCAGGTAATATATCTACACAGAATAAAGTGTTAGATATGGAAACTGGTAATCATATACAACAACACGTACAGTTATTAGATTTTGTAGAACAGAAAATACATACTTTATCAGGGGTAACTCCACAAAGAATGGGAGCTATATCAAACTCTGAGCTTGTAGGTAATACACAAAGAGCTGTTGTACAATCATCTCATATCACTGAAAAATTATTTGAAATCCATAATGAAACTAAAGTTAGAGTTATGGAGTCTTTATTAAATGTGTCTAAAGATTTGTATAAAGGAAAAACAAAAAGATTCCAATATATGACAGATGAATTAGCTAATGTAGTTTTCTCTTTACAGGGAGATCAAATTGCTAATTCTGAATATGGATTATTTGTTTCTAATTCAGCAAGAGATACAATGGCACTAGACGCCTTAAAACAATTAACGCATGCAGCTTTACAAAATGATCAAATATCTTTATCAGACGTTATTGGTATTTATAACTCAAACTCTCTTGCCGACACTAGAGTTAAGCTTCAAAAAGCTGAAAGAGAAAATAAAGAGCAACAAGCGCAAATGCAAGAACAACAAATGCAAATGCAACAACAGCAGCAACAACAGCAAATGCAATTTGAAATCGAAAAAGAGAATAGAGAAGATGCTCGCAACAGTGAGGACAACAGCACGAAACTGGAGATAGCTAGAATGAATGCTCAATCTAAAAATATGGATAGGGATTTAAACAATAATCAGATTAGAGACGATATTGATTTAGCTAAACTACAGTTAGAACGTGAGAAGTTACAGGTTAACACAAATTTAAAACAACAAGAACTAAACATAAAAACTAAAGATGCCGACACCAAGCGAGATAGTAAATAGCTTTTTAGAAGATAAAGTAAAAGATGCTTTAGACTTTATGTTTAATCCTGAACAAGGTGCGCCTACTTTATATGAGAATATAAAAGTAAATAGACAAAAAGTTGAACAAGAAGAACAAAAAAAGCAAGATCAAAAATTCATGCAATAAAAATATAATCTTTAAAATTATATTTTAGCTATAAATAGAGATTAATTTTAAGAATGCTAGTGTGACAAGGCATTGTATAAAACAATTAAATTTTTAAATTTGTCACTTAATTAAAATAACCTATGGCAATAGAAGACAATATTTTAGATGGATTGGATCTAAGTGTGTTAGATAATCTAACAACTAGTCCAAAAGCAGAGGAGACGCAGACAGGTGCTGCAGGTGAGGAAACTAAAACAGAAGATGAGCCTAGTATTTTTAATCCAGAAGCAGGATTAAAAATTCAAGAAGTTGATGAGCTGCCAGAAATAAAAGAAGAAGAAGTAAAAACTGATGAGCTGGAAGCAACAAGTACTGAGCAAAAGGAAACGGATGAAGTACCTGAAAGCACTGAATCTAGCAAAGAAGAAGAAGCTTCAGAAGAAGCCTCAGAAGAGCCTTCAGAAGAAAATGAAGAATCTGTACTTAAAGTTTTTGCAGAAATTCAAAGAGATACAGGCTTAATTGATTTTAAAGACGAAGAGTTTGAAGACTCAGAAGATTGGTTATTATCTAAAGTACAAGATACTATCAATTCTAAAGTAAATGAATATAAAGAGACGATGCCAGAAGAGATTAAATATCTTTTGGAGAATCATGAAGCAGGAGTAAACATATATGATTTACTTCAATCAGATTCTAAGCAGCAAACGTACGACTCTATAGATAAAGATAAATTAGTAGATAGCGAGTCTATGCAAAAAAGACTTGTAAGAGATTTATTATCTATTAATGGTTTTTCTCAAACACAAATTGATAAAAAAGTTTCACGATATGAAGATGCTGGAGTGTTGTTAGATGAAGCAGAAGAAGCTTTAAGTACATTGCAAGATGTACAAAAACAACAAAAGAATCAAATGATTGAGCAACAGAAGCAAGAAAAACAGCAACGAGTAGAAGCCCATAAAACTTGGTTATCTGACTTAAAAACTCATATAACTAAAAAAGAAGAAATATTACCAGGGTTCAATTTAAATCCAAAAGATAAAGATTTATTGTACAACGGTATAACTAAGTTAGATAGAAATGGAAAAAATGAAATCATGAGAATGAGAGAAAAAGATCCTGAGTTTGACTTAAAAATAGCATATTTAGCGACAGTCCTAAAGTGGGATTTTTCAGCGTTTGAACGTCAGTCAACAACTAAATCAACACGGAAGTTGGCAGACGTGATTAAGAGTACGAAAAAAACTGGTTCCAGACCGAGTAGAGGTACTTCAAATAATGTTGATTTTAACACTATGAGAAAATCTCTACGATAGGGAGCTATTTATTTATAAACAACAACAAGTAATAATTTAATTTAATTAAAATGGCAAACACAATTAGTTC